AGATGTGGAGCAGACATTTGGTAAATTGGACTCACATCCGCAATATTGGGTGGATTAGTAAAACCAAATATACTGGCAATCTTAGAAACGGCGCTGGCTCCAATTTGTGTTGCACGAGCAAAAGGCCCGATAATAGGAATCTTCGTCAGCATACCAGCGGCTGCTGATACAGCAGAAGCAGGCGCTGAAACAGCACCAGTCCCATACTCGTCTGACTGAAGAGCCAATTTACTAGTTGGACCCATAAGTTCCACATTTTCTGCCCATGCCATCACACGCACACTTATAGTTGTAGAAGCTGTCGCTAAAGCAATATTCAATGGTGCATATACAACAAACGATAATTTACCCATTTGTTGAACATCTGTTACACTCGTAATATCTAACCAATTCTTATGATAAAAGAATGGTAATTCCATTTCGCCACCCATATTCTTGGCTGGATCTACATAAAAACCTGGTGTTTGCGAATGAGGCACTCTTAATGGTGCACTAGTTAAGGGGTTCGTTCGAATCTTTGATGGTATTAAACCATCTAGAGGTTCGTAAGAAACCCGCAAGGCACCATATTGGAAAGGTGTCCCGTTTATCAAAACTTTGATACGCAATTTTCCTCGGAGAAATGCATAATTATTCAATTTTTGCGCCACGGGTATTTGATTCATCCAAGCAAACCAAGGCTGGAGCGTTGTTAATACACCAACATCATCTGTGGTGGACCAATCAAAGCTAGAAATTGTAACTGGACGAGCTAAAAAAGTTTCTAGCGGAACGTCCGTTAAATCTGCATTAGCAATCTGAGGATCAGCATTACTGGTCCACATTGCGGCCTCTTGTTCTTGTTCTACAAAAGAGGTTGTTACCTCTGAACTTTCGTTCGGCGCAACGTCAGATTGCAATTGAAAGAGAGCTTTATTACTCTGCGGATACGCGCTTTCATACGTACAAGCAGGGTCAATACTTTGCGTGATTGACTCAACGACTCTTTGTTTATCTTCTTTTTTATTAT